ACTTCTAATAACAACAATCTTATTATACTGACTATCAGTCTTCAATACTTCTTGTAGAGCGAGGTACATTGAGATATATGTTTTACCTGTACCAGCTACGCCATGAAGAAGAAGATTTTTTCCAGTATCGTATCCCCTAAACGTTTTCTCCTGATTCGCCGTAAGCGGTTGAATTTTGCGTAAAGAAAAATGTTGTTGTACGCTCTTTTTTGCTTTTGCCATGGTTACTCTCTTTTTCTATTTTTAAAAACGAAAAAGGAGCATTGGACAGATAAAGTCCTTTGCTCCTTTCGCGACCAGACAAATTATTCATCATAAAAAACTTTTAAGTCCAACTTTTTTGGTACTCAGAATTTTACTCCTTTATGTCCCATCTTTTGGGCGTGCTTAGTCATAATTTCGCGAGTTTTAATTTCTTTAATACTTCTTCTATTGTAATCAGTATTTTTTGCAAGCTCGCTGCCTGGATGCGCTTCGGCAACCTTAGAAAGAACTTCTTGAAAGCCTCCGTCTAATTTAGATTTGAACCCGCTAGACCCCGCTGCGTCCCCGTCCGTAAATTTCATCGGGACAGTTTCGTGATAACGCTCTAGATGTGGGTTATCTTTTTTGAATGAATCGTATTCAGACATTTTCATATCATACCTTACGATTTCACCTGTTTCTAATACTTTGAATGCGTATTCCATAATTGTATTTATACTACCTTATACCAATCTGGGACTTTTCTTGTAGTCCATTTAGCGAAATATGATTTATGCATTACATAATAGTTACGATATGCGGTAACAGAATCGTTTTCTACTCGACATTCTTCGGGCATAGCCTGGGGAGGTTCTTGCCAAGGAGAATCAACGTCAATATTAAATGGTGCATCAAGTAGTGGAATAAGAAGTTCTGCACACTTATGCTTTTTATTATAACGGTATCTATACTCTACAATCAAGTGAAAAAATAAATTATAGAGGTAGCGATAATGATCAATATTGCTTCTTGCCCATATTGCAGAAGGGTGATTTTCCCAGCCAGCTTTATAAAGAACAGTTTCACGAGAGTCATTTAGAACCCAACCTTTCTGGTTACGACCAGTTTTAGATTTACCCATTACCATTTCGCCATCGACGAATCTATGTGCAGATGAAAGTAACTGCGCTGATTCTAAAATCATTTTAACTACATGCTTGTCGCAGTGATATTCTGCAGCAAGTCTCGGATCTTTATCCAAATAAAAAATGTTCATAAGTCCCTACTAGATTCAAGGTTAGTATGAAATCTGCGAAGAAGAATATCTTTAAGTTGAAAGTATAGCGTTTCGTAGACTTGAAGTTTTTCATCGTCTGTAAGTTTTTCAAGTTCATCATTAAAACGTTCTAGCCTACCATCTTTGCCAGCAGATGCTTCACGCCAAGCAAATGTAAAACCAAATGCATCTTTCATTAGTGTTTGATATACAGTTTCTAGTTCTGCAATTTTATCTTCTGGGCAATAGAGATACTTTACAACATACTCTTCAAATGGAATAGTGTCAAGTTTTCTCTTGATATAAGCACCACAATTATGATAATTTGTTTTACCGTTAACTGAAGCGCGGATACTATAAGTCCTAGTTACGATATCTGCAGACTTTCCAACATAACCAATTTTTTCACTTACGAATGCTGCTTTTTCAATCTCGTCGATATCACTTCTTAATGCTACAACGTAAACTCCTGAAGCACCATCTTCAGAAAGAGAATGATACTTCTGAGTTTGACTTGAAGGTATTTCCTTCAACGGAAGCCATGGCGAGGCTCCCGTTATTAGGTTTTTAAACTTCTTGTTAACTTCTGGGGTCATATTCAATTAAAGACCCAGCATAGTCTTGATATCGTTAAACTCGGAATCGGTGAATCCAGTATCGAGATCTTGATCAAGAGTTGGAACATCAGCGTTATCGAAACTTACCGACTTTTGCGCGGCGATAGGTTTACTAACCTTTGTCTTGATAGCCTTAATAGGCTTAACTACATTGAATGTAGAATTACGGCGATAAGTCGGAACTTCAACATCATCTGGGTTTAGAAGTTTGTACCCGATAACTTTTCGACCATTTTTAATATTTTCAATTTTAGCGTTAAAACGCTTCTTTAGAGAAAAAATATAAACAGGAACCGAAGATTCAAGAACGCCAAGATGCGTTGCAACTTCGGTAGAACGAACTCCATCGCTACCTGCGGAGGCGAGAATAGTATAAAGATTGTGAGCCTGGATAACGTTAGACATAATATATTTACCTTAAGTTAATAACGGTGATACTATTATATAACTATTCGTCAAGAAATACAAGTCAAAAAAACTTTAATAGAATCAACAACTTATAGATGCTTCTTATTCGTGATGTAAGAGCATCACAATATCAAGAGCGCAATCTTGCCTTGGGTCGTGCTTTAAAACAGTATCGGTATTAAAATTCTTAATCTTAGAGTAACCATCTTTCGGGTTAGACGCCATAAGATCTACCGCAGTACGAACGTCCCTCCACTTATTAAAGACCGTGAGTACTTCGTGATTTACGGATCTGCAAAGGCTATCAATTACCATCTGATCTAGGGAACCTCTCATCCAAAATAGGGTATCAGGACCGCCGTTATCATCAATAAATTTTTTAAGAATTTCTATACCTTGCTTTGCGCTTACATCATCGGCTGATGGTATAAAAGAAACTTCTCTAGCAATTTCACATTGGCGCTTCCACCAATTAACTGAGTCTTTTGCAATGCTACGTTTATATTCTTTAACCTGTTCGCTTACATTAAATTTAACGAAACATGCACTTTTAACATAATCTTGAAATGACTTTTTATCATCAAGTTCAAATTTTATAATAGCAGCAGAAAGAACTACTGCGTTAGATTCAACATCCATAGTTTCAACGTCAAACATAAACATAAATTATTCCTTAGTTTACTAAGATTCTGCTGTGCTTAGGTACACGTGCAATTAGGAAATCCATCTGATCTGCGAGGATATTTCGATTCTTAAGAATCATACGCTCAAACATATTAATCGCATATGGAACGTAAAGAAGATGCATTTTTGCTTCTTCTGGGGTTTTATTACCCTTACGCAGATTGCAAGGTTTACATGCAGTTACACAATTAACCCAAGTGTTCTTTCCCCCACGAGATTTAGGTTGAACGTGATCGATTGTAAGTTCACTAGGTTCAAACTGGTCTCCGCAATAGCCGCAAAGATTTCTATCACGAGCATATAACACTTGACGCTCCGCGTAAACAGTTTCTTTATCGTAAAATTTAGAACCTAGGATTGGCCCGTTTACGCCAACAATAGAAGAAATTGTTAAGGATGACTGTTCACCATGTTTATTGAATCCACCATAGTAAACTTTAATCGGGGAACCGACTTGCCAAAGAACTTTATCATTAACATAGTATAGAGCTGCCTCTTTATGAGACACCCACTGTTTAGGAGTACCCTGTTTGTCTGCAATCAAAACTTTAGTTGACACGATAACCTCTCAGATTAGAACATAACAAATTATGCTAATTCTGGACGTTTCTCAATTAACTCGCTATAAAGTTTATTGAATACTTTCTCAGGATAAGAAAGCGCAGAATTAGCATCTTCAAAAATTGGCTGAGTTAGATAGGAATTATATAAATCCTCATTCTTATCAACCTCTTCAACATACCTTAACGCTTCGCTGAAATTTTTAAAATCTCTAACATTTATAAAAGCCTTCGGGTTGAAGTCTAGTTTAACTGATTCGTCACCGAAATACAAGGGAATACTTCCCGCAGCCAAAGGTTCGAAGATTTTTTCCGTAACGTAACCAGGTAGTACTGAATTTTCAAAGGCGATAGTGAATTTATAGTCAGTAAGTTCTCTACTCTTAGATACCATTCTATACCCTGTATTATTTAGTACAGTGCCTGTGCTATCTACTTGTTTATATCTAGATAGACGAATAAAAAAATCTATTCTACTGTCTACTGGATTCGTATAGGTAAAATTACAAAATTTAGTTTTAGGTTTTACTTCTAAATGTCTTTTTAAAATATTTGTAATTAATAACGGATTATCTTTACCACCATTATTTCCAGCAACAAAATAACCAGGCGTATGGTGGCAACCTTGCCCAATATTAGGATTATTTAAAATTTTATAATCGCTATCAAGAGTATGTTTATCCCAAATTATATACATTACCCAAAGAGGTAGTCTAAAATAATTTTGTTCTCCATATCCATAACCAATCACAAAATCATGATTTCCCGTTATTGGAAAAGGTTCGCAACTCATACCCACCATTAAAGGTTTCTTTTTATATACGTTTATATTTGGGGGATTAGAACCAAATACGCTATAAAAAACTATATCTGGATTTATATCATCATTGACAATATTATACTTGTGAGAAAGAACGAAATCAAAAAAGTAATCCTGCGGCATTCTAGTTCGATCAAAATTTGGCCAAAAGTTTACATACGAAACTCTTAATTCTTTTTTCATAACCACTAAACCTCTAAGATATTTTTAACTTCTTGCAACATAACATGTTCTGAAATATCATTTACAAAATGAAATTTACAAGAATAACTTAACTTATATAGAAAAGAATCTTCATAATAATTACCAAAACATAAAAATTTTTTATTTGAGTCTAGCAAGTTAAATTTATTATTAGTAAATAAAAATGGTCCTGAATTTTTTCCGATGATAACATCAGAATTTTCAGAAATGAATGCTATCTCATTTAAATCACACCCACTATTATCCCTTATGATATCATCAGTAAAAAATACATTTTTTGATTCTGTTTTTATTCTTCTTGTACACATAAAAATATCTTCAGGATAAATTTTTGAGACCATATTAATTATACCTGACATATCATCATTTATATTAGTTTGTCCAGACTCAACTAATCCATTACTTAAAAGTATTTTCCTTTTGTTTCTATTTTTCTGTAAGAAGACATAAGATGAAGAACAATTATACTTGGTGTAGTCTATTTCGT